GGAATATTATTGAGAACATTAGAGATTGATCGTTAATAAACAACAGATGGATAAACAATAAATCAACCAATCTCTACTCATAAATATACTGATATATCTTGGTAGAATCAATATTTGATTTAAAGACCGAGAACTGGCTCAACAATTAAATTGTCATCATCTTCTTCTGATAACACAACTGGTGTATTAGGTGCAACAACCTTAGTTGAACAAGCAGCATAAGCTATTCTATAATCAGCGCCCTTGGCTCTTTCATAAGCAATACACTCACCAAGTGCTGAATCTTCAGGAATGTCAGAGAAGTCCTCAAGCTTAGCCCAATACTTGTAATATGAATTGAATGAGTTTAAACAAAAATTACCTCTCTCAATTCTATTAGGCATCTGTGACTTCATTCTTGAATTGGATAAACAACGAGATAAATAAAGACCTCTGTTCTCGTTTTTCTTTGGCTTCAAAACAAATACCTCTGTTTCGTCTTTAGGGGTTGATTTAGACATCTTCTCCTCTGCTTTGGTATAACATATGGCAGCAGCTTGTTCCTGTCCGTATTCGTCTATAATTGACGAAATACAACGACTAACAAATTTATCTTTATCTTCTCCTGTTTCTCTTTCGGGTATGGGCATTTGTTATATTTATTTTTTTCGTCCTCTAAGGATTTTATTTTCTTCGTGCAATTCGTCTATTTTCTTCTCTAAATCTTGGACCTTGAGGTTTAGATTCTGTATTTCAAGCTTCAAATCGTCAATTAAAACTTTATAACTTGATATCACAATTTCCATATTACGGAGAATTGCGTTGTCAGTGTCTGCTTGTTTTCTCTTACGACCAACAAAGAATGAAGCTGCAGCTGTTAAACTGTTTGATATGATTAATAATAATTCGTTATTCATAATTAAAATCCACAACAATAAAATGTTGGATCAGCAAAGACTGGCATTCCTCTTGGAATTCTATCATAAGTCCCCCTTCTTCCACCATTGGTTAATTGTAATCCTGAGAAGTAATTCTTTCCAAGATGAGGAAACAATCCATCAGATGTATTGTAGTTAAAACATAGAGGATAATTTCCACTATTATAGATTATCTCGTCAATCATTCTTTGTTCAAAGAATTGTGATCTGTCATTCGCCCTGTTATACATCCACTCCATCTCTTTCATTGTGATCACACCCTCACCCTGATGCACAATTGTTGAATTTTTAATTCTCATGAAAATTGAGGGAAGTGCCTCCCTGTAAGCAGCCCAAATTAAAAGGGGTTGACAGAAGTATTGTAAGAAATTGTTGTTGATATCAGTTAATGTTGAACCAGAAATTTGATCTAATAATTGACGATAATATTTTCCGCCTATGATATATTCCAGCTTGGTCTGTTGAACTACGCTAACGAATGGTAGCAAAACTGAACTCGTAACATTGGGATCAATATCAGTAAAGTTTTTCAGCTTATTTTCGCTGACCATCAATATATTTTGTGGCACTAATGCTTGTGACATAATTAATTAATTGTTTCGTTTTTATTTATATCCAATCCTTCTGTCTTGTCAACATTGATAGTTTCAATTGGTGCTTCATCAGGTAATGATACCATCTTGAATTGTTTGATTTCAATTTCTGCTGGTATACCATCACGAAGCGTTAGTAATTTTTCAAATATTTTTTTGATCTCAACTTGGGTCGGAGATATAACCAATCGGTTGTAATGATCTTGTGCCTCAAGATGATCTCTGCTTCCTAAAGCTCCGGGAGTAGATATGCCCAAGAGTTCCGCCGAGGAGACCTGATGAGCTGTCAAAATCGCTTGTTGCACACTCCCTCCCATTTCAATCCACATTTTATCTGAACCATTGGTTGCAATTTGTGTGATCTCAGGTGCTTCTTCTTTTGAATTGGCAAAGGTAAGCATGAGCTTTGAAGTTGAGTTGCTGCCTGCATATTTCTGTGTTAGTGTTCTATAAATATCCTCTCTCTGTTCAGGATCAGGAATACCTGAGTTGATTGAAACAAATAAAGATGGTTGTAAGTTATTACAAATGGAATTAAACCACCAGTTGTATATCTCCACTTCTGTAGAAATTGCAGTAGCAGCTCCCCAATATGTTGGGGTTGCGTAATAGTTATTACCAACAGAGTGTGTTGTATAATAATAAATTTGACTTGGCTCTTCTGATGTAATATTAAATGCTGGTAATCTTCTTGGAACAAATGGTTCTTTCTTAGGGAAAGCCCAATCTGCTGAGAAATAATAGTCATTAATTCTATCATGCATATCTGATCTACCAGCTCTTAGTTTTGATGTATCTGTATAATAGATTTCAAATCCTTGATCTCTATCTTTTCTCCACACAATATTCAAACTCACGGCACCGTATAAAATGAAATCTAAAGTAGCCTTCTGCCAGATATCGTAAACACTTTCTCCGATTGAGTTAGCCATAAGTAATCTTTGATCATCACCATTTTTTAATGATATAGATTCCCCTCTTACACCAAACCACTTACTCATGATTGCAGCTCTATGAGTTGGACTTGAATTGTATAATCTAATTAGTTCCTGAGGCGCCAAGTTGGAAGGACCATAGTAGACCCATGGCGTTCTTGTGTTGATAATTAAATTCTCTTCAATGATCGGAACATTAGCCTGAGCCATTTCAAATACCTTTAGAAAATTCTTACTTTGTTCTTCACTCATATCTATAAATATATCTTTTTTGTGGTTTAATCAGTTAAAGGGAAATTCCACACCTTACCATGAAAAGGTATCAATGGTATAGATTTAATCCATAGAAAGTCAGGATCAGTTGTTTGATCTATTTCTTCTTTTGATATAACCCAGTTATCGTTCTTGTCTTGTATAGGATTATAATAACTACCATCACCGAATGTTTTGCCTGATAAAGCTTCAACTTCGTATGTTGTTAGTTGTCCTACAATTGGTAATAATTCTGCCATATGTTATACATTTCGTCCCAAACTTGTTTGATATGTTTGGATAATATTATAAAGTGTTGATTGTTCTGTTGCTCCAAGACCAGTTCCTATTGTTGCAAATGCAAATTGGTTATCATAATATTGGATTATACTACCATTATTATTTAACGCTCCAATTACAACAGAGTTTGTTGTTGATCCTGTCAATCCTCCACTATTGGTTTGAACAATACTTCCATTTCTATACAAGTTTTGGAATGTTGTTGCTGTTGTTGTAATTAAATTGTATCCTCTTGGTTGTGGTGCAACAATACCAGAGATACCATTTGTTTCAGTTCCATAATAGTATAAAGGAGTTCCATCTTGTCCTATTGAAAAGAATACTCCACCTGAACTTGAAACACCAATATAGTTCTTACCTGTGCCAGTATAAACAGTGGTGTTCAACATATACACAGACAAGTGGTTATTAATTGGTGATACACTTGATCCTGATAAGAAAGTATCAGCATAAGCGTTAGATCCATTTGATGTAGCTCCTGATACTCCATGTGTCCAACCACCATTGAATGTTAATCTAAATGCTGCATCTGTATCTAATGGATTTATGGCATTAAATTTATGTGATCCTGCAACCCCACCTAAGAATGGATACATCGCAGTAATCTTTGTATACAAACTATTACTCTTTAATGATGTGAATAAAGTATTTGTTGCTCCTGATTGAGTTGAATTGACAGATCCACCTGCAGTTACAACAGCATTCAAGTAAGCAATTGCGTCAGCATCTGTAACAATTGGTGTAGAAGAAGGTGTTGGTGAGAATGTAGGTGTATTCGTCATCGTTGGTGTCATTGACGGAGTAGAAGTTGTTGTTGGTGTTGTGGCAGGTGTTCCTGTTTGTGTAGGTGTATTCGTCTGTGTGGTTGTTACACTTGGCGTTGGAGTATTCGTAGATGTTGTTGTTACACTCGGAGTTGGAGTGCTCGTATTGGTTGCTGTTACACTTGGGGTTGGAGTATTCGTAGGAGTGCTTGTATTGGTAGGTGTGATTGTATTAGTTGGAGTAACACTTGGTGTGTTAGTTTGTGTGTTAGTTGGAGTGGTAGTAGGAGTGATTGTATTAGTAGGAGTGTTCGTCATCGTTGGTGTTACACTTGGGGTTGGAGTATTCGTAGGTGTAGATGTAGGTGTCTCAAAAGGTGTTTGAGTTTGTGTTGCTGTAACACTTGGAGTTGGGCTTGGAGGATTTAATTCATCAGGTGCGAATAGATAGTTTGAGTTATCTTCATTTGATGAAATAAATTCAACATAATAATCATTTGTTGTTTCAGCAGAAGTGGCAATAACAAGAGCCAAACCATTCTCCACAACATTATAAGCTAATGCAGGATTGGTATTGGTTGGTATCTGAGCTACCTGTTCACTTACTGTATAAAGGTATTGTCCTTCATATGGAAACGCAATCTCACCAACACCTTGTCCTTCTGTAAATACGAATTCATCATATCTGTTTTGATGTGATGATGTATTAGGCAAAACGAAAGACACTTTGTCTTTTGTAAAAATGTGAGTGAAACTAAATAACCATTGTGGATTTGATAATTCAGCATTTTGAGATACTGTAACCACCAATGTATTAAGCTGATTTGTTTTGATTATTAGCATACTAATAAATATAACACAGGGGAGAACCTAATCTCCCCGTGTTAATTTTAATCTATTGATTATTGAACTATTAAACCTACAGCAATTGTAGACAAAGGTCCACTAAGCTGATTAGCAGGATATGGTTCAAGAGCACCTAAAGTTAGGTTATATCCGTTAGCATCTCCCAAAGCAAGACCTGAAACGATTGTTCCAGCTGTTACGAAAGCACCATAAGATTCACCCATCAATCC